GATTCAGATGTTACAAGCCGAAACCGTAATGGACAAACAAAGTCTGGTTTATATTCTTTGTTTATCCCAATGGAATGGAACTATGAAGGATTTATTGACCAATACGGACAACCTGTATTTAATAACCCAGATTATGATGTTTACGGACCCGACGGTGAATTAATTGATGTAGGTATAATTAACCACTGGAACAATGAGGCTGACGGATTAAAAGGAGATCAAGATGGTTTAAATGAATTTTATCGTCAATTTCCTAGAACTGAAGAGCACGCTTTTAGAGATGAAGCAAAAAATAGTATATTTAATTTAGTTAAAATATACGAACAGATAGATTACAACGAAGGCATTGGCAATGATAATGCTATAACTACTGGTAGCTTTCAATGGTTAAATGGAGTTAAAGACAGTAGCGTAATATTTTATCCTAACCCACAGGGTAGGTTTAAAGTAAGCTGGGTGCCGCCAAGTAGTCTGCAAAACAAAATAATAACAAAAAATGGAATTAAATATCCTGGCAACGAACATGTTGGTGCTTTTGGTTGTGACAGTTACGACATTAGTGGTACTGTTGGTGGCAAAGGTTCTAAAGGCTCGTTACATGGATTAACAAAGTTTTCAATGGAAGACGCACCACCAAACCATATGTTTCTAGAATATATAGCTAGACCACAAACTGCAGAAATATTTTTTGAAGACGTGCTAATGGCTTTAGTGTTTTATGGCATGCCACTACTTGCAGAAAACAATAAACCAAGATTACTTTACTATTTAAAGCGTAGAGGCTATAGAGGTTTTAGTATGAACAGACCTGATAAAGTTTGGAATAAATTATCTGTTGCTGAAAAAGAAATAGGTGGTATACCAAACTCTAGTGAAGATATTAAACAAGCTCATGCTGCTGCAATTGAAATGTATATACAAGAGCATGTTGGCCATAAAGGTGACGGCATGTATGGAAACATATATTTTAATGAAACATTAAATGATTGGGGTAGATTTGATATAAATAAAAGAACTAAGTTTGATGCAACTATAAGTTCAGGTTTAGCTATAATGGCTTGCAACAGACACCTTTATACACCAGTGGCTAATAGGCAAAAACCAAAACTAAATATAAAAATGTCAACATACGATAATAAAGGATATACATCTACAATAATAAAATAAAATATGGCAGAGTCTGTTATAAAAAGTTATTTTCCAAGTCAAGTAGTTAGTGATGCTGAAAAGCTTAGCTATGACTACGGTTTAAAAGTTGCTAAAGCAATAGAAACAGAGTGGTTTTTTGATGATAGAAGACACACTAGATACGAAGCTAATTTCAATGATTTTCATAAATTAAGGCTTTACGCTAGAGGTGAGCAGTCAGTTCAAAAATATAAAGATGAGTTATCAATAAATGGTGACTTAAGCTACTTAAACTTAGACTGGACACCTGTGCCAATTATACCGAAGTTTGTAGATATAGTTGTTAATGGTATAGCTGAAAGAGCTTATGATATAAAAGCGTATTCACAAGATCCTTATGGTGTAGCTAAAAGAACACAGTACATGGAAAGTGTACTTGGTGATATGGCTACTAAAGAAATGAATGACTTTGCTGCTCAAGAATTTGGTATTAATCTTTACCAAAATGATCCTGAAAAACTTCCTGAAACTCAAGAAGAGCTAGAGCTGCACATGCAATTAACATACAAGCAAGCTGTTGAAATAGCAGAAGAGCAAGCGATTAACGTATTGCTTGAAGGTAATAATTATGATTTAATTAAAAAACGTTTATATCACGATATAACTGTTTTAGGTATTGCTGCTGTAAAAACAAATTTTACTACATCTGAAGGTGTTGTAATAGACTATGTAGATCCAGCAGATTTAGTGTATTCTTACACTGAGTCGCCGTACTTTGATGATATATACTATGTAGGTGAAGTTAAGACAATACCTATAAACGAGCTTGTTAAACAATTTCCACATTTAACACAAAGCGACTTAGAAGAAATACAACAAACAGGCTACACGCAAAGATCAAACTACAATAACAGTGGGCCTAGATACGAAGATACAGATAAAAACAAAGTTCAGATTTTATATTTCAATTATAAAACGTATATGAACGAAGTTTATAAAGTTAAAGAAACTGGCAGCGGAGCTATGAAGGCTATACAAAAAGATGATAGCTTTGATCCGCCGGAAGATGCTCAAGGTAACTTTTCAAAACTTGAAAGATCTATAGAAACATTATATGAAGGCGCCTTGATTTTAGGTACTAGCAAATTGCTTAAATGGGAGATGTCTGAGAATATGATGAGGCCTAAAAGTAATTTTACTAAAGTAAAAATGAACTATAGTATTGTAGCGCCTCATATGTATAAAGGTAAAATACAGTCGTTAGTAAAACGTATCACTGGCTTTGCTGATATGATACAGCTTACACACTTAAAGCTACAACAGGTATTATCACGCATGGTTCCAGATGGCGTTTACTTAGATGCTGACGGTTTAGCTGAGGTTGACTTAGGTAATGGTACAAACTATAATCCGCAAGAAGCTTTAAACATGTTCTTCCAAACAGGTAGTGTTATTGGTAGGTCGTTTACACAAGAAGGTGATATGAATCCTGGTAAAGTACCTATACAAGAAATAACTAGCGGTAGTGGTGGTAACAAAATACAAGCGTTAATAGGTAATTACAACTATTACTTGCAGATGATACGTGATGTGACCGGGCTAAATGAAGCGCGTGATGGTAGTACGCCAGACGAAAGAGCGTTAGTCGGTGTTCAAAAAATAGCTGCAGCTAATAGTAATACTGCCACAAGACATATATTAAATTCTGGTTTATTTTTAACAGCTGAAGTTTGCGAATGCTTGTCGCTTAGAATATCTGATATTATAGAGTACTCACCAACTAAAGAAGCGTTTATTCAATCCATAGGTGTTCACAACGTAGCTACACTACAAGAAATGTCAGAGTTACATCTATATGACTTTGGTATATTCTTAGAGTTAGCTCCTGACGAAGAACAAAAAGCTATACTTGAAAACAATATACAGCAAGCATTAGCGCAGAAAATAATAGATCTTGAAGACGCTATAGATCTTAGAGATATTAAAAACATTAAGTTAGCAAACCAACTACTTAAAATACGTAGAGGTAAAAAGCTGAAGCGAGATCAAATGATGCAACAGCAAAACATACAAGCTCAAGCCCAAGCCAATACGCAAGCTCAACAAGCGCAAGCTCAGCTTGAAATACAAAAACAACAAGCGTTAAAACAAGCAGAAGCTCAGCTAGCTCAAATGCAAGCACAGCTTGATGCTCAAAAAATGCAAGCTGATGCAGCGTTAAAAGCTCAGTTAATGGAGCAAGAGTTCCAATATAACTTACAGTTAAGATCTATAGACTCTGCTAATTTAAAGGCTAGAGAGAACAATAAAGAAGATCGTAAAGACGAAAGAACTAAAATACAAGCTTCACAACAAAGTGAACTTATAGATCAACGTAAATCAGGCAAACCACCTAAAAACTTTGAGTCTTCAGGTAATGATATACTTGGAGGTGGATTTGACTTAGGCGCGTTTGAACCTAAATAATTAATTATATAATATTTTATCATGGAAGAGAATAATGAAAACGTAGTTGACGAAACTACACAAGAAAAAACTGTAGAAACAGTTGATGAAACTAAATTTAATAGTGCTGGCGATGACAGTGTTATTAAAGTAGATTTAAGTAAACCAATTGAAAATGAAACCCAAGAAGAAACAACAGAAGCTGCAGATGACACAGCTGACGACGCAAGAGTGGTTGGAAGCAATGAAAACACCGAGCCCGTACAAGAACAAAAAGAAGTACAGCCGGAAGTCGAAGCACAAGAACAACCTGTAGTTGAAGAAGTAACTGAAGAAGAAATAGCTGAAGAAGTAGAAGCTGTTGCTGAAGAAGTTGAGGAAGCTATTACTAAAGCTGAGGCTACAGGTGAACCGTTGCCAGAAAATATTCAAAAGTTAGTTGACTTTATGAATGACACTGGTGGTGATTTAGAAGATTATGTAAGGCTAAATCAAGATTATTCAGAAATGGATAACTCATTAGCTTTACAAGAGTATTATCGTTTAACTAAACCTCATCTTACAGAAGAAGAGCGTAGGTTTTTAATGGACGAAACTTTTTCATACGATGAGGATGTTGATGATGAAAGAGATATTAGAAAAAAGAAAATCGCTTTAAAAGAGCAAGTTGCCGAAGCGAAAGCCTACTTAGACGGGCAAAAGTCTAAATATTACGACGAAATCAAAGCTGGTTCAAAGCTTACGCCTGAACAACAAAAAGCTGTTGATTTCTTTAATCGATACAACAAAGAATCGAGCGAACAAAAAACTGTGGCTGAAAAGCAACATAGAACGTTTTTAAACAAGACTAATCAATTATTCAATAATAAATTTAAAGGTTTTGAATATAATATTGGAGATAAAAAGTTTAGATTTAATGTTAAAAATGTAGACAATGTTAAAGAAACCCAAAGCGACATTAACAACTTCGTCAAAAAGTTTTTGGCAGAAGATAACTCAATGTCAGACGCTAAAGGTTATCATAAGTCGTTATTTACGGCTATGAACGCAGACGCTGTTGCTCAACACTTTTACGAGCAAGGTAAAGCTGACGCACTCAAGGAGAGCGTTGCTAAATCTAAAAACGTGAATATGGATCCGCGACAACAATTTAGCGGTGTGCCAAATTCAAGTGGTATGAAGTTTAAAGTGTTAGGTGACAACTCGAACGATTTTAAGTTTAAGATTAAGAATAGAAAATAATTTATTTAACGCTTAAAATTTTACAATTATGGCAATTAATGCAGGAACTAATTTGAATAGTGTTCCTAGCTCGCAGCAGCAAACACTATCTACAAATTATGTTGATTTTACAAGCACATCTACACAAGGATGGGCACAGCAGTACTTACCTGAGTTAATGGAAAAAGAAGCTGAGATCTTTGGACCTCGTACAATTTCTGGTTTCCTTAATCAAGTTGGTGCTGAAGAGGCTATGACCTCTGACAGAGTTATATGGTCTGAGCAATCAAGACTTCACATCTCTTTAAAAGGTACTATTGATCAAGACGGTAACGTGTCTTCTTCTGGTGCTAAAGGTAAGTTCACTGTAGTATCTGATATTGACGGAAACGTTGTAGCTGATGGTTTTGGTGCTTCAAATCCAGGTGATGCTCACGGTGTACGTAACCACGATTTAGTTTTACTTTCAACTCCAGGAGTTGTTGTTAGAGCTTTAGTCGTAGCTGTTGACGGTAATACTATTGGTCTTAGAGCTTACAATGCTGATACTTTAGCTGCTTTAGCTGAAACAGCTGGTGGTTGTACTTTATTAGTTATCGGTTCTGAGTTTAAGAAAGGTGATAACTATGACGGAGCTACTACAAGAGGCGCTAACGAGCCAAGCTTCAAAACATTTACTAATAAGCCAATCATCATGAAAGATTACTACGAAGTATCTGGATCTGATGCTGGTCGTATTGGTTGGGTTGAAGTAGCATCTGAAGGTGGAGCTTCTGGGTACTTATGGTACTTAAAAGCTGAAGCTGACACTAGAGCTCGTTTCAACGATTACTTAGAAATGGCTATGTTAGAGTCTATTCCAGGATCTAACTCAACTAACGTTGATGGTGAATTAGGTTTATCTCCAGAAGGTGATGCTGGTACTGAAGGTTTATTCCACGCTATTGAAGACAGAGGTAATGTTACTACTGGTGTTACTGGTGTTAATGCTGCTACTGACTTAGCTGAGTTTGACGCTATTTTAGCAGAGTTTGATAACCAAGGTGCTATTGAAGAAAACATGATGTTTGTTAACCGTGCTACTAGTTTAGCTATTGACGATATGTTAGCTTCAATGAATTCTTACGGAGCTGGTGGTACATCTTACGGTGTATTTGATAACTCTGAAGATATGGCATTAAACTTAGGCTTCTCTGGTTTCCGTAGAGGATCTTACGACTTCTATAAGTCTGACTTCCGCTACTTAAACGACAAGGCTACTCGTGGTGGTATTAACGCTACTGCTGGTTCTGAAGCTTTAAGAGGTGTTATTATTCCAGCTGGTTCTTCTTCAGTTTACGATCAAACTGTAGGTTCAGCTGTAAGACGTCCTTTCTTACACGTACGTTATAGAGCTTCTCAAACTGATGACCGAAGAATGAAGACTTGGGTTACTGGTTCTGTTGGAGCTGCTACAGCTGCGTTAGACGTAATGCAACTTCACTTCTTAACTGAAAGATGTTTAGTAGTACAAGGTGCTAACAACTTCATGTTGATGAAGTAAATCAATTATGGTCGAGGGCTACGGCCCTCGATCTTTTTTTAATTTTTATTATATTATATCATGGCAAAAAAACAAACTAAGAAGGCTGAAGTAGCGCCTGAAGTAAAAGCTACTAATGAAATGGTTGAGGTTAAAATTAATCCTGAGCCTAAAAAACCAAAGTGGGAAATAAAAGATAGAGTTTATTATTTGACTAGACAAAGAAGGCCTCTTTCTTATATGCTTAAATCAGCTGACATATATTATTTTGATGAAGAAAAGGGTTATGAAAGAGAGTTGAAGTATTGTAAAAATCAAAAAACTCCTTTTGTAGACGAGATGATGGGTGACCAAAGATTAGAGCATATCATTTTTAGAAATGGAGCTTTACACGTTACAAGAAATCATCAGACTTTACAAAAGCTTTTATCGTTATATCACCCTCACAGAGATGTTCAGTTCTTTGAATATCAACCAGAGGTTGAAGCAGCTGATGAAGTTGAAATTTTAGAAGCTGAAATAGAAGCTTTGATGATAGCAAAAGATATTGATATTGATTTAGCTGAAGCTATCATGAGAGTTGAAGTAGGATCTAAGGTGTCAAGCATGAGTTCTAAGGAGCTTAAAAGAGATTTACTTATATTTGCTAAGAGAAATCCTGCGGTGTTCTTAGAATTAGCTACAGACGATAATGTTGCTCTTAGAAACTTTGGTATTAAAGCTACTGAACTTGGTATTATTAGGTTATCAGATGATCAACGTAACTTTTTATGGGCATCTAATGATAGAAAACTTATGACTGTACCATTTGATGAGCATCCATACACAGCGCTAGCGCATTGGTTTAAAACTGATGAGGGTATGGAAATTTATACAAACATAGAAAAGCGATTAAACGCGTAATCACTATATAGTAGAGCAGCCACTCTACGGGGTGGTTGCTTAACTATAAATAATGATGACGTGGTAAATATAGATGCAGTATATCAAACAGTATTAGCGCTAGCTAATAAAGAGCAAAGAGGCTATATAACTCCTCAAGAGTTTAACTTATTTGCAAATCAAGCTCAACAATCAATATTCGAGCAATACTTTTACGATTTAAATCAGTTCAAAAGAGTACCTGGTAATCAGTCAAACTACGCAGATATGACTAGTATTATCGAAGAGAAAATAGCTATATTTAATAGACGTATTCTCTTGCTTCAACTTGCTGGAGGAGTTTCTTTTTCTACTTTTGGTTTACCTAATGATTTTTACAGATTTATAAATGTTCAAGCTGATTACTCTAGTAACTTTGGTAACACGTATGTTGATTTAGCGAAAGGACAAAGAGTCGTTGAAATTATGAGTATAGCAAAAGCTAACGAATTACTACACTCTGGACCTTTAGTTAGACCTACTGTTAATAGACCAATTGGCTATTTACAAGGAACAGCTGGAGCTCCGGTAGAACAACCATCAGCGCTAATAGTTTATCCAGAAGTACCAAGACTAAGAGTCGATTATGTAGCAAGACCTGATCAAGTGCAATGGGGCTATGTAGTTGTCAATGAAAAAGCTATTTGGAATCCAGGTGAATCTGAAAATTTTCAATTACACGAATCAGAGCAGAAAAATTTAGTTATAAAAATATTAAAACTAGCTGGAGTTTCTATTGAAGACGCAGGCCTAGTTCAAGTAGCTACTCAAGAAGAAATAAAAAGTATAAGACAAGAAAAAGCATAATTAAATGGCATTACTAGACGGACAAACACAAAGCTCTTATTATCAAGGCAGCGAATATGGTCAATATCAATTTGTATCTCTACAAGATGTTATTGATCAATTTATGGTTATATATGTTGGTGAAGAAAAAGTTATTAATAAAGCTAGTAGAACAGACGTTGCGTTTCACGCGCAAAGAGCTTTAGCTGAATTATCATTTGATACACTTAGATCTTTTAAAAGCCAAAGTATTGTTTTACCGCCAAGTCTTGTAATGACTTTGCCGCACGATTATGTTAACTATACTAGAGTAATGTGGTGCGACGATGCTGGTATTAAAAGGCCGCTTTACGCAACAAGAGATACTCAAAATCCTTTTCAAATAAAACAAACTGCAACTGGCGCTTATGACTTTGGTGCTAATAATCCTGTAATATTTAATGGTGGCACGCTTTCTGATTATGCTGGCGCAGCAGAAGTCACTTTTAGAGAGTCGTGGCAAACTAGTAATAATAGTTTTTATGGTAACCCTAACAATGTTGGTTTTCCAGTTACTGGTCTAAGATCTTGGGCTTTCAACGTGGACAATGGTCTTGATGGTGGTACTGCTGGTATTTTTACTGAAATAGCAAATACAGCAAGTCCAGATAATCCAGGCGAAACTTTAACTTTGCAGTTTCGAGTCCATCAAAAAAATAATCTTGGTAGCACTGTAGGTGGTGCTCCAGCTATTTGGCAAAAAGTATCTAACAATACAGGCTATATAAAAGTAACAGCGGCAGCTGAAACTCAAGCTGCGGGATCGATAACTATTGCGCCGCCAGTCGTGAATAATGTAGGACAAACATACGCTACGCCTAATACTACTGTTAGAATAGGTTTAACTACTAGAGTGCCTGATTCAAACCCTGACTTAATTAATAATCCTACCTCGGCAAACACTATAGCACAAACTTACAATGCTGAAGAAGATTTATTTGATATATTCAATACTAGTGGTGAAGCAAAGTTTTTAGAGTGGACTGGTGGTGAAGCTGCAAATGAAAAAGAAATAGCTTACGATCTTTCTTCTTATGGAGATACGCCAGTATACTTGGTGGCTGTAGGTATTGTTCCTTGGGCTTCGTTTGAGTCTAGTAGTCATAGTCAGCAATTAGTGCTAGCGCCTAAGGTAATATCAATAGACGCTATAAATGGTTTTCCTGCAACAGACTTAGAGCCAGAAACGGGCTATTATAAAAGCTCAATAATGTGGGAAAAGTACAAAGCTATAACACCTGCAGAAAACAATAACGACGACTATGCTAATGATGATTATCAAAGAGTTCCTGACGAAAGATATGGTCTTGATCCTAGCAAAGCACAAACAAACGGTTCGTTTTATGTAGATGATTTATATGGCAGAATACATTTTAGCTCTAATGTTTCTGGAAAAACTGTGATATTAGATTACATAAGCGATAGTCTTGGAACTGAAGATGAGATGCAGGTCCATAAGCTAGCAGAAGACGCTATATACAAATGGATAACGTACGGCGTATTATCTTCTAAGATAAATATACCAGAGTATATAGTTCAAAGAGCTAGAAGAGAAAAAATAGCTGCTACAAGAAAAGCTAAACTTAGATTATCAAATGTTAAATTAGAAGACATTGCTCAAACACTTAGAGGAAAGTCTAAACAAATAAAGCATTAATTTATGGCAGAGTTAAAGAATAACTTTCTTCAAGGTAAAATGAATCAAGACCTTGATGAAAGAATTTTACCTAAAGGACAGTATAGAACCGCGATGAACATACAAGTTTCTTCATCTGACGAAGATAGTGTAGGTACTGCTGAAAATATTCTTCCTAATCAATCTTTCTCTAATATTGCTTCAGTTCACCCTACCTGTAGATGCGTTGGTAGTATAGCTGATCCTTTAACAAATAGTATATATTGGTTTGTTCGTTGTCAAGATAGAGATGCTATAGTTAGATATTCTCAAGACTCTGACACTTCTGAAATAATAGTTGCAGATTTAGGTAGAGCTAGAGCTAACTATGTCGGTGAGTTTAGATCAGCACCTCCTGTTCCTTTTTTAAACTTTACTGGCGAACAAATTACAGCTATTAGTATAGTAGATAATTATTTGTTTTTTACTGATGGTAATAGTGAGCCAAAAAGAATAGATTTATCTAAAGATTACACTAATTATGGGCTTGGAGAAAACGGTGTTAATTTAGGTACAAATCAATCATTTAGACATCATTCAGTATTTAGGGCTAACGGACAAGAGCATGGGTTTTTGCAAGAACGACATATTACCGTTATAAAAGAAAAACCAACTAAAGCTCCTTTAGTAAGATTTACTAGTTCAGTTAATAATCCTGAAAAAAGTATATTTGAAAAACAAATACCTAGATTTTGCATTAGATATAGATACGACGACAATCAAGTTTCAGCGTTTGGTCCTTTTTCACAACCTGTATTTAACGCAGCTTTTCTTGAAGAGCAAGATTATAATGTGAACTTTTATAGTGACACTGAATATTATAACACTGCAATGTTAAATTACATAAGCTCTATAGAGCTGTATAACTTTGTGTTACAAGATACGCCTGAAGATGTTGCTGAAATAGAATTATTGTATAAAAATGAAGATTCAACTGTAGTATACTCAATAGCAAAAATAACAAGAGACCAAGAAGAGTGGTCGCAACTTGGTAGTCTTTACACGCAGCTACAAATAGAGCAACCAGAAACTGTTGGTATTAGAGCAGATATTGCTACTGGATCTTACACTATAAACAGCGAAAATATAACGGCAGCAATAGCTGAAGATCAATTGCTCAGAGTTTATGATAATGTTCCAAGAAAAGCTAGAGCTCAAGAAATAGTTGGTAATAGAGTTGTTTATGGAAATTATACTCAGAACTATGATTTAGATCAAGCTGTAATACTCGACGCAAATTACGAGCACAACTATTACGATCCAACATTAGTTAATTATAGCAACAGATTCTTTAATCAGCCGTACAGAACTATAAAGTCTCAACGAAAATATCAAATTGGATTATTATTTGGAGACATGTATGGTAGAGAGACTCCAATATTTACTTCTAAGCAAGGCTCTGTAAATGTGGACTGGTTTTACAATGGTCAAGAAAACGATCAATTATTTGATGATAAAAATGCTACTTTATCTAATAGACTGTTAGCTAGCGTAGATCCGCAAACTATACCTTCTTGGGCTAGTTATTATAAGTTTTACGTTAAAGAAACTTCAGGTAATTACTTTAACTTATTAAACGATAGAATATATATACCTTATAGACACAGTGAGTTTGAAAACAAAGAAAATCATATATATTTAGCTTTTGCTTCAAAAGATAGATCTAAAGTTTCTGAAGAGGATTATATCATATTAAAAACTATACTAAAAAGTCCAGCTCCTTATCAAGTTGGTCAAGATAACAAATACAAAATAATAGACATTAGCAATGAAGCTCCAGAAGCAATTGCTTATAAGTTTTACGATCTTGGGTCAGTTGTAAATAACGAAAACTCTTTAACTGAAACTGGCGGTTTATTTACTCAAGGCGGTATAGGTGATACTAGTCAACGAATAGACAGAGAAACAGATACTATAATAATTAGCAAAGCTTTTTGGCAAGCCTTAGAGCAAGATGGTTCTGCCTTAACAAATTCAGAAGGCGGAGCAATTGAGTCTAGCAATAAAGTTGAAAACTTATACATGTCTTGGATTGTGGGTGATTTTCAGTCTGTAAAATACAAGATAGCTAACATAAGAATATCAGGTGATAATTATGTTATTAAATTATCAAGTAGAATTAGTCAAGCAGACGCGACTATAGCTAGCGTAGGCGGCGTTGATTCTGAAGGTGAAATGGTAATATCAGATAACATAGCTGATGGATTAATATTTAAAATACAAAGAAAAGATAGATTTTCTAACGAAAATTTTTCAGGTAGTTTCTTTGTAAAAATTGCCGCTGATGATTTAATTAATAACGAGCTTGTAAACTTAGGATCTAATGTTAGTATTCTTGATTCTATATCAGGGCAAACAAATATATACGCTTGGCTTGATCAGGCTAGTAGTCAGCACTCTTTAACACAAATATCGAATGCTGAAAATGCAGCTGATATTAATAGTGTTTATGGTGGAAGCGCTACAACTCCCGAAGACATTCACGGTGGAGACGGCATAACTAATACAGCTGCAGAGTGGGAAGTTATGTTAGCATCAAACACTGGTTTTGGTTCTGGTGATGGCAAATTTTTTATTGATGGTATGTATATGGCTGCCACTGCTAGTCCTTATAACAACGTAAATCATTATGCTTCTGACTCTGCTCAAGGATGGATAGGCTTTGACGCAATAAAATATCCTAGGCCAATGTGGAAAAAAGTTACTGATTATAGTTATACAAGCTCGTACAACTATGAAGGTGGGCAATCAACTCAGATGAAACACAGGCGTCTTAGAGACAAAAAGCAATATGCTTGGGTTTTTGGCGGGAGTTATACCGCTCCAACTGGAGAGTTTGTAGAAACTGAAACGTTTTTCGGCATGGGTGGTAATCTTACTGAGTCAGGACCAATATTACAGGCTAGAAGAGGTCATATTACAACGTCTGCAGGTAGTTTTAACACAAGCGCTTTAGAAAACGCAGGCTATACAGACGGTGATTACACTAATTCATATGTAAACGGTGTTGACCCTATAATTGAAGCTGGATCAGATCATACTGGCGAGCCTTCGGAAGGTCAAGGCTATAAAAGGTGGGTCAATAGTAAATATAGTTTTCCAAGAAATCCAGATGATACATATGAAGAAGGTGGGTTTTATATGCACTTATCTTTCTTAGGTCCTGGTGTTGATTTATTTACTGAGGCAGCTGAATATCCTACTAAAATAAATTTGATAGGACCTGACTCTTTAGGAAAACACTTGCAAGGAATATTTGGTGGCGGAGCGTTTACAAAACAAGATGGTAGTGTATTTAATAGTAACAGCTTAGAAAACGTTATAGAGCTGCAAGGGGCATACTTTAACGACAGCTACGACTCTGGCTATGTTGGTGGTTGGGGTGTACGAAGAGAGCCTGTGGCTTGGAGTGCTTATCCTGCACCTCAAAACATGAGCTCTGCACCAGGCGAAGTTCAGTTAATAGGTTTTAATTCTAGTTATACAGAAGCTAATAATAAGCAGTTTGATCCAACGTATGGAGCTGAAAATCCAATAGGTGTTCAAGATATTTTAGATAAAATTCAAGTTAATGGTAGGTTTAGATTTTCTGAAGATAGTGATAATGAAGTATACACTATACTAGGCGTTGAAAAAAAGCATGTGTATAATCACACACCTTGGAGGAAAAGAATGGAGTGGGATGGTGATAATTGGGTAGCTGGAGGTGATAGCGTTGAAGAAGCAATTATCGCTTGGGCTGACGCTCATTGCGTGGCAGATCACACTACAGAAAATCTTGGTAACGCAGTTATAAATAGAGACTATGTTTCTACACAACCAAACGTTGGAACAGGCTATAATGATGAGTTTCAAGATGTTTTAGATAAACTGACTGCTTTTGGCTCTAGATCTAACAGAAGAGTTGTTTATGTGCTTAAGTTAGACAAAGATCCTAGAGGATCAAGCTTTAATCCTATAGCTCAAGCTAGTACTGGCTCAATAGAAGTTGATAATAACGCTAGTTTTATAGAGTTTATTGAGCCTGCTTCAAAATCTTATACTAGTGAGGTAACTACAAATAAAGCTATATTTGAGACTGAGCCTCAAGACTCTGCTGATATAGATATTTATTACGAAGCTAGTGACGCTATACCAGTTAGCTTAGGTTCAGATTTAATTCACAATTATTTACCCGTAGGCTCTAAAGTTGAAATCATAGACTTTGATGATGCTTTAAATGACTCTGGAGATAAAGTTTTAAGGACTGTTTTTCCAATTTTCAATCAAGAAACCAACGTATTTGAAGCTCAAATACAAGTACGTGGATTTAATGAACAAGTTATAGGTTTTAATGAAAACAGTGCGAGTACTGGTGAAGCATTAGACTATACTGGCGTTAGGCTAAGAGTCGTAAAACCAGATGGGTCTTACAGTGATTTTACAATAAGTAGTACACTAGGTGCTGTTAATAATTTTATATCTACTTTTAATATAGTATTAGATCACTCTTTGTTTCAAGGACTAAATTTTTATAACGCATTTAGCTTTGGAAGTGGTGTTGAGTCTGATACTGTAAGAGATGATTTTAACGGTAACAGAATTACAACTGGCGCTAGAGCTTCTACTACTTTAGACGAGCCTTACGCTGAAGAAACAAGAGAAAATGGTTTAATATTTTCTGGCATATATAATTCTAACGGTAGAATTAACAATTTAAATCAGTTTATACAAGCTCAAAAGATAACTAAAGACTTAAACCCAACGTACGGTAGTATACAAAAGCTTTTTCAAAGACAAACAGATTTAGTTGTATTTTGCGAAGACAGGGTAGTTAAAGTTTTAGCCAACAAAGACGCTATATTCAACGCTGACGGTAATCCTCAGCTTGTTGCTAACGAAAATGTTCTTGGTCAAGTTAGACCGTTTGTTGGTGATTATGGTATAGCGACTAATCCTGAATCTTTCGCGTCTGAATCTTACAGAGCTTACTTTACAGACAGGCAAAAGCAAAAAGTATTAAGATTATCTATGGACGGTCTTACGCCAATATCTGACGCTGGTATGAAAGACTGGTTTAGAGATAACTTACAATTTACAAACATACTGTGTTTAGGCACTTATGATGAGAATAAAAAAGAATATAATTTAACTCTAAGAAACGCAATAAACGCAAACGTTATTCAAAATGCTTTCTTTGAAGAAGCTTTGCCTTTAATAGAAACTTTTACTGGAGAAGAACTAGTACAAAATCCTAATTTTAATGGAGGCGAAGATTTTACTACAGTTGATTTTGTTGGTGATATTTTTGAAACAGAGCAAGATCTTATAGGAGGCTTTAACTCTGATCTTGACACTACTGTTACAGTAAATTATTGGCCAGAACTAACTATAGGAAGTATTTTTGAAGGAGTTGACATACCACCGCAAGAAGGTCAAGACAGTGTCTTTGCATTTAACACAGGCTCTTGGACAAACGGATGGTCGAATAATTATTTTGATGGACCAGATCCCAGCCTGTTAACAAACCAATTTGGCGGCACGATGAACTTTACTGGTATTAATCAAAATCCTTTTGTATCTAACAATGACAATGGGCCGGGTACAGGCGGCTATACTTCTGCAATGTTTCCTCGATGTACTGCTTATGGAACTGGTATAACCGCTAGTACTATTGATCTTACGCAAGCTTATCACTTTACTTATGAAGATGAAACTAGCGCCAACGGGGTATCTTCGGCGCCTTTTAATATAGGCTCACCAGAACATCCCGTGCAGCATGTAGGATTAGTATTTAGCATACCAAGTGGGGAAGTAACCGCCAATAATGTTGCTACATATATTCTTCCATATACAAGACTGTCTTATAGCAGTTGGTCGCGCGGTTTGCCTTACAGTGTTGGTAATTGGATTAATAATCCCGCGAATATAAATGACGTAGACTATAGCTCGGCAGATAATATGACCATGTTTAATGGTGAAGAAATTAAAATTACGTTTAAAGTTAAAGCTGATTACCAAGGAAACGTTCCTTGCCGTTTTAGATTACAATTAATCGATGGCAACGCAGGCAATGTAATTCCTAATGAGTATGTTCAAGTACAAGCTGTTGAGGAAGGAACTAATGGCACGGATGCCGCTGATGCTTTGCCTTATGGATCTATTAGATCAATTCAACATTACGGCGGCGAAGAGTTAAACTATGGAAGTGATTCTTTTGATTTTACCAGTTCTGCCGTTGGCGATAGAAAAGGTTTTCAAACTAGCACAACGATTGATTTTGAAAAAATTGGAGCCGGAGAAAACTTAGATTTTGATGATTTAGGTGATGATGGTTGGTTTACGTTTTCTGCTTGGTTTAAATTTCAAAACGGTTACGAAGAAAGTATTGTTGTTAATGATTTAAAAGCAAGGCTTTACTACATGCACAATAGTGATGGTATTGAGTCGACTTCATCAACTGAATATTCTCAAGTTGTTATAGATTATTTTATTATTAAAAAGTATTATAGACTTGAAGAGCCGCAAATTACTCAAGTTGGAGCAGAAATTAATATTCCACCAGTGCCAGAAGAAAATATACCGGCTTGGACAGAAGTTATATACAATGGTTTTGACGATTGGAATACTAACACTTGGCAAGGTAATGTAGTAGCGTCAAATGCAGCCGGCGTTAATTTTGGCCCACAAGTTTTAGGTGGTGTTCAATCAGTAATATTGCCAAATGGCACAACGTATTCTTACAATGCTCCAACAAGTAGTGGAAATCAATTTACGCCAGATCCATTAAATCCTCCTATAGGAAACGCAGTTATTTCGACTACACATCCACAAACAGGATTACCTTATACTACTGTAACTTACGATCTGCAAGGTAGCAACTCTGGAGTATTGTTTAGTCCTACGCCAGGTTCGCCTGCTAGTATAACTCAATTTCTAGATGATGCAGAATACGATAGAACAATAAAAAAAGGTAATTGGTATTTAGTTGAAGCAGTAGTTGATCCTACAAATCCAATAAACTCGTGGTATTACGATGCTAATCCAGCTTTAATGCTTAGAACTCAAGCTATAGTTGGCGATGTTGACACTAACATGGCTCAAATTAATCAAGCTTTAGGTATTAGTCATGAGGATATTAATAATCCTAACTTTGAAAATTATCCTTTATATCATTTTGGGCAAATATGGCTTCAATCATTTGGTGCAGACTCCAACGCTCCTAAAAGAATGGAGCTCATGCCTACAACAAGAAGCTGGTATGGCGAAGAAGTTCCAATACTGATGGCTATATTTCAAGCGGGTGAAGATTCTAATGAGTTTACTCTGCAGTGCGTAAAAGCTACAGCTGCAAGCGACGAGCAGTTATTGCTAGATAGTATAAAAATATATGATATTACACAGACAGCGTCAATGTTAGAGCCAACCTCCTGGGATATACAGCCTGCCGGTTATCAACAACCTCATGCTCTTCCTCAGTTAGTATCTGAATTTTTTCCGGACGCAAACGCGGAAGTGTATTACAAAGGCGGACAAGTAAATTGGAATTCTACTGGAGATGGTTCGTTTTATTATTTAACTCAAGGCTCTAGTGATAATGCTATAAATGAATTTGAAGTTAGTCAAGCTGGCTACGTAATGACTTTTGAAATAACAAGTCACATTGATTTTCCAGGCGAAGATCCACAAGGTCGATTAATAGCGCAAGTTAGAAACTTTGTAGGTGATCAAAACTTTGGTTTTATTGCAATTATTGATAATCCAGTAGTTGGAATATATACTATTGAGTTCAACTACGATGGATCTACTCCAACTGTAATTTCTCAGCCAGAAGGCTCAGAAGTAACAATTAATAATCCACCGACTACTACTAGCTCTGCTTTTGGTTTCGTAGCCTCTCCTTCACAAGGTTTTTTTGGTGGACTTAAGAATATATCAGTTTATGATCAAACAACTTTATTCAGTGGTGGAGCTTTAGGTAGTTGGAGCTTTTTAGAAGGCGTACAGTGGAATGAAAGTGAAGAAAATATACAATTTACAGACGCTGAAGGAATAAACAATACTTTAGGAATTATTGCCGCTATGCAGAACATAGGTGAACTAGCAACTGACAGCGCTTATGGTTTGGAATTTACTGTTGTAAATCCATTTAATATTCCTTTAAATTACTATTATTTTAATCCTCAAGGTCAAGGGTTTTTTGGTACAGTAAGCGCTAGCACAGACGTTAACGTGCAGCACGTTGTTGGCGAACAATCTTTATTGCCAGATTATCAAGGATCTTTAGTTAATGCTTTAGTATTTTATATAGACGACAACGAAGAGCTACTAGAAATAACTACACAAAATCAAGATGGTGAAGATCAAACAGAAATTGTAGAAGCTTTTTTAACTATAGATAATGTATACTTAAATCAATTACCTGCAATTGGATTTAATCCTTCAACTATTTCGTACAGCGAAGATGTAAAAGGTTGGGTTAGCTTTAAGTCATTTATACCAGAAAGCGGTTTGAGCTTAGGGTCTAACTATTACACTTTTAATTTAGCAGGTCTTTATAGGCATCATATTGAAACTATAGCTGGCTATAATCAATTTTATGGTAGGCCTAGAGTTAACTCTGAAATAACGTTCATATTTAACGATGCTACTTCTATTTCAAAAGAATTTCAAACTGTTGCTTACGAAGGTAGTAGAGCAAGAAGACAAAGGTTTTCTACTAGAGACGGGCTAACAGAAACAATAACACCTGATAATTTGTTTTTAAGCGCTAACGGTGGATTTTCGCCAGGCTGGTTTGTTTCAAATATTCAAACTGATTTACAAAGAGGATCAATACCAAATTTTATTAAAAAAGAAGGTAAATACCACAACTATATAACTGGAGCCAACGTTGACTTTAGGAATTCAGACGATATTGGCAGACTAAACGTGCAAGGACTAGGATTTGCTACGACAGTAGTTGTAACTTAAAATAACATATAATTAATGGCAAATATATCTAACATATCTATACAAACTAACGATATTCCAGCTGCTGGTCAGTTGAGAAAAGCACGTATTGACGGTGAAATTGGAGCTAGCGGTATTTTGCAAATTATTAGTAGTAATAATCAGTTTTACAATTTTACAACTAGAACTTTTACTAGCGAATATACTTCAAATAACGCTTTTAGCTTTACGCTAACGGCTACTAAATATGATATTAATATATTATTTCCTGCAGCTACGGGTGTAAATTATTTTTTAATAGTAACACCTAAAGCTGGAAATACTTTTGCAAACAGACAAACAGCTAGTATAATACAAATTGGATCAATAGCTAATACAACGTTAACTGTTGCTGCTAGTACAGCTTCTTCAGCTAAATATTCTTCAGATCCTGCTTTTTCAAATGTAACTCTTGTAGGAACTTCTTATGCTAATATTAATTCAACGCTTTCTGTAAGTAAAACTATTACTAATGCAACTACAGACGCTAATAGTAACGGTTTGTTTTTAACTAAAAAAGGTTTAAATCCACTAGATTTTTTTAGTGTAAAAACTGAAAATGTAAGCAGTAATCCTGCTGGTGATGCTACATCAAGCTTAACTGTTGTTGTTGCTGATCTTTCTAACTTAGTAGAAGGTATGACTTTGTTTTATCACAAAGGCACAACAGCTCCAACAGCTGGAACAGTTATAAAGTCTATAAATAAAGCTACTAAAACTTTAACTTTTAATAATGCTGTAGCGTTTGAAAATGGAGAGACAATGACTTTTAGAGCTATAGGTTTAAATTTAGTAAACAAGTCTCTTAATAGTAATATTATTTTAAAGAAACAGGTTGAGCCAAATATTCGTACTTTAGTTAAAGAAATATCAACGACAGTTAGAACAGCGCCCTCTAATTCTACTACTATTAACGTAGGCGCAACACAAGGAATACCAGGTGGTAGTACAGCTGAGTTTTTTGGTTTTAAAGTAAATAACTCTAGCACAAATAATGTCAATGCTGTTACTCCAGATCCAGATGGCACTGATACTGATGGTGTAATTACTTGCGATGTAAATCAAACTTTAACTGTTGGTACTAAATTAATTTTCACACCTGTAAATAAAAAACATATTTTAACGACTAGCGCTAGCGTTAATTTTGATCTTATTGTAACAAAGCTTCCACCTGCTGATGCTACAATATTTTTAAACTTAGATAACTTTGTAACGCCTGGCGCTGCATCATAAAAATTTAAACATGGCAGTAACAATAACCGTACCTATGGAAAATGTATCTCTTCAAGTTGGAGACACAGCCTTTTTTGTACCTATCAACGAAGACTTTTTAAACAGCGGCGTTGGTGTTGCTGGATTTGATGGAGCGACACCTCCTGCGACAATAGGTGTTATAACACAAATAAACGCTAACTCTATAGTTGTGCAAGAAGAAATAAACGTTCCTGGTGAAGGTGATTTTATTTTATTTGTAAAAAATGCTAACGTCAATGCCTCAGGAATAAAAGGTACGTTTGCAGAAGTAACGATGGAGTTAGATACTCCTCTTAGAGGCGAGTTGTTCTCTGTAGGTGTAGAAGTAAAAGAAAGTAGTAAATAACAAGTCAAAAATGTAACTATTAATACATAAATTTAATAATATGGCAATAGTAGGTTTAAAAAAAATAAGTCCGTTAAAATTTATAGATCCTGTAACGGCAATAAGCTTAGGCACTTCTATAGCGGGACTGTTCGGAGCGGGTAAAGCTAGAAAAGACGCTAGAAGAAGAGACGCTGAAGCAAGAAGAAGATTAGCAGAAGCTAAAGAAGCTTATAACGCTATTGAGTTTACAAATCCTTATGAAGGCATAACAAATCCATACGAAGGTGTAACTAGTCAGTTTACAGGTATGGAAAACGTATATGAAGAGCCACAAGTTGACACTAGGGCTGCAGACTTTATGCGTGAACAATCACAGCAACAACAGGCAAATATAATGCAAAACTTAAAAGGTACAGCAGGTGCTAGTGGTGTAGCTGGCTTAGCGCAATCATTAGCTAACATCGGCACGCAGCAGGCTAGACAAGCTTCTATGGATATTGCTAGGCAAGAGCGTCAAAGCGAAATGGCTAGACGAGGTGAAGCTAGTAGAATAGACTCACTGCAAAGACAAGACGCACAAAGAATAGATATGCTACAGCGTCAAGGCGCTTATCAAGCGGATATGCTTCAAAGAAAAGGTGACATGTACGTTCAGCAGCAAGAACAAAACAGAATAGCTAGTTTATATGGTTTAGCCGCTGATAGACAAACAGCAACTAGTCAAGCGTTAAACACAGCGCAAACAGGATTTAGCGACGCGCTTGGTGGTCTTTTTGGAGATGTAGCTGGCGGAGTAGCTAGTGGAGGTATTGATGCTAAAGGACTTTTTAATAGATTAGTATTTGGAAAATCAGAATCAGGCGATCCAATTTAAACAATAACTATGGCAGAAGAAAAAGATTTTATGGAAAGCCAAGATTTTCTTGGAGACTTATTTGAAAATGTAGGTAAATCTACTGGTAAAAATTTATTTGAAAAATTATCTACCAACGCTAGGCAAGATGCGATACAGCCTTTAGTTAAATCACTACAAGTACAGGCGTTTACAAAGCCACTTAGAGATCTAGCTAATAAAGCAAAAAAAGCTCAAAGAGCTGGTATGGCTGCCTATATTGCGGCTAATCCAGAGATAGATGAATCATTATTGTTTGACGGCACCGGCGACATTATAAGCGGTGTCATGCAAGAAAACAATTTAAGATTTAGAGAAATAAACAGACAATTGTCGTTTATGGATGTTACTAATCCTAGGTATCAAGAGCTTGCTAATGAACTAAATAAAATAAATAAAACTAGTGCTCAGCTTAGAGAAGATAACACAAAGCTGTTGAACATTAGAAACATAATGACAGATGACAATAGAGTTGAAGAGTTGACAGATGGTATGACCCAAGGGCAGCAAGATATGTACAACGATATTTTAACTGGCAATACTGAAAACTTTGTTAATATAAACGGTAAGTTGCACTGGCAAAATCCTAACGACGCAGATGAAGATCCTATAGCTATATCAAGCATAGACGCCGGCGGCCCTATGTACACTAACTCTCTTGTAGTTCAAGAGCATGTTAAACTTTATAGCCAAGTAATTAATGCTACATATGTAGATGATGTTGTGTTGCAAAATAAAATAAAAAACATTTGGGGCATGGATGGTGTTGGTGACGCAGGCTTAAAGTCGTTTATATTTGATAGTGTAGACAACGATGAGCTTACGAGTTTTAACACTAGCGAATGGTTTGATTCTTGGTTTGAAGAGAATAACATAGTAGGTGAAGAAGCTCAAGAAGCAGAAAGAGAAAGAATAAGAAGGCAAGGCGTTACAGCAGACGGAGCTACAGGTACCGTTAAACAGCACTTCTCTGCTTGGTATCATAAGAAGTTAAAAGAAAGTCTTGGCACTCAGTACGACGCATTAAATACTGAAAGTGAAGAAGGCGGTAGCGGCACGGGCGGTGGCACTACAGAAGAAAAAATAGTTCCTAAGAAAAAACCTACACCTCTACCAACTGGTGATCTTGATAAAAAATTACTGCCAAAGCTAAACGATGATGCGGTATATGAAGACCAAACTGGTACTGGAGACCAATTTGGTATAGCTAAAAGTCCGTTTGCCGGTATAACACAATTTGGTTGGAATGTTACTACAGATCCTAAAGGTAGAGAGATGAGTTCTAATGACCATTTATTTGAGTTTGGTGATGATGATTATGTTATAAACACTTTAAATAGAGAATATAGTAAGTATGGCTTTGAGTTTACAGAAGCTGGAAGTGATGAGCTACGAGTTAGATATAAAGGTGAAGATTTAGGTACTTTTGAGTTTGATAAACTAGCTAGCGATAAGCCAGAGGCAAAAAGACTTCAGTTAGCTATGCATATAGCGGCAGGCATACCAACTGGAGAAGAGAAAGAAGATTTACCCTTAAACGTTAATACTACACAGCAAAATACGCCGGTAGACACGCAAGTAAATACACAGACGGACGCGCCTGTACTAAACACTCAAGAAGAAGTGCAAGAAACTACTGGAACTTTGCTTTCTCAAAACCTCAACGATCAACAACAGCAAATAGTAAAAACTATTAGTATAGATGGTACTACTGGCGCTAATAGAGCTGATATATTAGTTAACGGCAATAAAGTACAAGCTAAAGTTATGGGTGGCGCTGTTAAGGTTATAGGTGTAAGAGCTGAAGGAAATAGAATAGTTGCAGATGCTAAACCGATGATAGGCTCTCAACAAAGCCAAGATATTGGAGAGTTTAAGCTAAACTCAGACGGAACTGCCAGCTTCACGCCTAATGAAGATGTATACAAGCAGTTAAAAGGTGAAGAAAAAGCATTGTTTGATACTATGGTTTTAGCTATGAAAACAGATCCAGAGTACGTTAAGCAAGTTCTTGGCGCAGTGCAAGGAACTACTAGATTTGACTCTAAAAATTATTAATATGCCTAAAAATAGGCGACTATAATATTCTATGAATAATCTACAAAAACTATATCAAACTATACTTGACGCTCGCTTGATCAACGACTCTTACGATGATTTTAGCAACGCTATGCTTGATGAAGATTATCAAAAAAAAGTTTTTGAAGCTATAACTAAACAAGGGCTTTTTAACCAAGACTTTAACACTTTTAAATCAGCATACGCATCGCAAGCTGGTGTAGGCGCATTAAGGCAATTACAGCCTGGTGATGCTGGTTTCAAAGAACCTGTTACAACAATTAAGGAAAAGTTAGCTCTTGGTGCCTACAGTATGGTAAGTGCGTTTAACGGTATAGGTGACTTCGCTAACGCTTTGAGTACTAACGTAGAAGTGTTTTTTAAAGAGTTAGTTGGTGATGAATTAACGCTTGAAGAAAAAAAAGGTATATTTATACGAGGCAAAATACCTAACATTCAAAGCGAAATTATTGAAATGCAACTAATGAATTATATTGGTCGAGAAGGCGGCACAATATCTAACGCTATAAAAGAAGGTAAATATGGCGACGCGGCAGATAAAACCGTAGATGGCATGATAGAAGCTATACCATCTTTGATAGCTGCTAGACTTGGTCCTTGGGGCATGGTAGCGCTAGGCGTTAGCACTGCAGGTAATAAATTTGAACAAGAGTTGTTCAACTCAGAAGAAGACGCCAACGTAGGTAATTTACTATTAAACGCGGCAGGTAGTGGTACTATTGAAGCGGGCTTTGAGATAGTTACAAGAAATTTGTTAAAAAGAGCTAATTTAATTAGCGATCAAGTAAGTACTAAAGCTGCAAAAGAGTTTTTAAAAGAAGGTATATTATCGTTTGGTAAAAAAGTTATAGGTAGTTTTTTAGCAGAAGGCTTTTCAGAGTCAGCAACTACATTAGTGAGTAATTATTTTGACGCATACACTCTTAATAAGCAAAGAAAAGAAGGTAAAGCTGGCCAATTAACAGATGACTTAATTAGCTTAGATTTAGAAAGCCAGTTTGTGCAAGAACTTGGCGACAGCTTTATAATTGGTAGTGCAGTTGGTACAAGTATTGAAGTTGCTGGAGGACTAAACAAGCTTAATCCTAAAGCTAAAGAAAGAGCGTATAACACCTTGATGGATGCTAATGATCAAGCTGCTTTAAATGAAATAGCAAAAGAAGCAGACGTTCTTCAAAAAGCTTACAAAGAAACTAAAGATAAGAAGTCAAAAAAAGTTATAGAAGAAAAAATGCTTGACTTAGTTGCTAGAGCTAATAGAATAAAAGGCAACAACAAGCTTACTATAGACGCTATGACTGACGAAGCGCTAGACGAATATGTGCAAGACATAGAATCTCAAATTGAATTAAAAAGATCGTACCGATCTGCAAAGTCTGAAGAAGAAAGGAAAATATTAAAAGATAAATTTAACTCTATAAACAATCGTATTGAATCAATACGTGAGTCAGCAAGAAACGAAGTTTTAGAAGAGTTTTCAAACAATGTTAAAGCTTACGCGGATGACACAGGCTCTCAATACGAAAGATTTAGCGACACTAAAGAGTTTCAAAAAAGATATGAAGAGTTAGGTGGTGATCCAAGTCTTGACGTTACAGATCGTGACGGCGTTTTTGTAGGTGGAGTCATGCTTCAAAACGACGTTGTAGCTAAAGAAACTGGAGCTATTTCAGTTGCTAGTCATGAGTTTATACATAGAGTTTTTGGTAAAAAGTTTGATAATTTAACTGATAAACAAAAAACAAATTTAACTAAAAGCTTTTATAATATACTTACAGACTCTCAAAAAGCTGCTATTAAAAAAAGGTTTGTAGAAAATAATGAAGACATAAACGGAGAGCCTGATTTTTTATCAGAAGAAATGTTTACGTATTTTGACGATGCTATAAATAAAAAAGAAATATCTTTTGACGAAAGCTTTGGTAATAGAATATTAAACTTTAGCGAAGAAGTATTAAGACTTGTTGGAAAAAGAGGTGAGTTTGAAAACGGCAGGCAAGCTTACAACTTTATGAAAAATTATAATAAAACCATAAAGAAAGGTAAGCGTAGTAAAAGAGTAACTGAATTTGCAGCAAAAGATAAAATACAAGTAGGTGAAACTACACAAACAAAGGCTTCGTTAACTAAAATATCTGACAGAGCTAAACAAATATCAGGCGAAGTTGACGCTATTGGTAAAAAAGCTAAAAATAAAGCAGAGTATGACGCTGGGGTAAACATTGAGGCTTATAATTACTTAATTGATGGTGATGGATTAACTGGCTTAATAAAAGCTAGATTAGCTAAACAAGGTATAAATACAGAAGGTCCAGACGCTAATGTTAACGGCGTACCTATAGCAAACTATATTGAAGATGTTAAAGCTAAGCTAATACCAGACGTTCTAGGATTTAATCCTGAAGCAGAGACTACTGAGCAAGGCAAGTTTGGATTATCTGGTTATATTAATCAACGTCTTAACTATAGAATGGGTGATGTTTCAAAAGCCGCTAAAAAAGCACCTACAGGTAGATCGTTAGATGCGCCAATAGATGATTCTGGTAGAACTGCAGCCGAGCTTGTTGAAGGTGAAGTTGATCCTACGCTAGCTAGACTTGAGGAAGAAAACTTAGGCTTTTTATACGTTAATTCTCAAAACAGATCACAAGAAACAGAGCAAGATAAAAACGAATTAAAGTCAAGATACAGGCACAAACTAAAGAACAACGATGGTTCTAAGCTAATAGGTGAAGTGCAAGTAGAAAGTGTCAGAGAAGGCGTTAGAACAACTCTACGAAGGCTTAAAGCTGATATAACATCTGATAAGTTTTTACTTAACTTTGAAAACATGGTAAAAAAGACCATGAAGAACATTGTTCAAGGTGCTATTGGAACTAAAGCTACATATAGACAGTTTGTTTTAAACAACTTTGAAGATATTATAGATTTTTCTACAGTGCAAGATTTAGTAGCTATGGAGCGTCTTGTTGGTAAAGGTAAATTGAAAGATGGTAAAAAAATATTTACTGTACCTATTAGAAGACTTACAACACAAGAAGATATACAAAAAGCTATTGATCAAGGTAAGTTGCCACCAGACGCTATTAATAAATCTGCCGAAGGTGTGTTTTTATCTGAAAAGCGTATGCCCACAAAAGAAGAGCTTGAAGCATTTTTCTTTGGCACTAACATGCAAGAAGTATTAGGTTATGAGCTTGGTGCTTCTACTTTAGGTACTAGAAAAGACGGTTTATCTCGTATGATAGTTACTGAGTTATCGCAAGATGCTATGATGGAAACTATGCAAGAGCCTGATATTATGGAAGAGCTA